AAGTGGACTAAACAGAAGTGGCGTACTAAATCTGGTAAACCTTCTACGCAAGGTAAGAAGGCTACTGGTGAGCGTTATCTTCCTGAGAAAGCTATCAAGGCTTTGAGCAAAGAAGAGTATGCTGCAACGAGTAGAAAGAAAAAGAAAGATACTAAAAAAGGAAAGCAGGTTTCTAAACAACCTAAGAAGATTGCAAAAAAGACAAGGCGGTACAGGAAATGAGCTTATCAGAATCAGAAAAGAATAAGTTAAAAAGAGTTGGCCTGACAGGATTAAATAAACCTAAACGAACACCAGGGCATAAGACAAAGAAAGCAGTTGTTGCTGTGCGTAAACCAGATGGCAAGATTAAGATCATTCGGTTTGGAGCGCAGGGCATGGGACATAACTACAGTCCTGAAGCACGTAAGTCCTTTAAGGCGCGGCACGGAAAGAATATTAAGAAGGGTAAGACAAGCGCAGCGTTCTGGGCAAATAAAGTATTTTGGTCAGGTAAAGGTGGCAGTAAGAAATCCCCACCTAAATCACAGAAGCATAGGTTTGGTTGATGCATATAGATAGTTATCCACAGTATATACAACGAGCAACAAACGCCAAGTTAGACTTGACAGGAACAGGTGTTACCGTTCTCTACACGGCACCAGACACTGTAGATTTTTCTGTTGTTACATCTATCATAGTATCAGAGGACTCAGGTAATGCTGATACCATAACCCTGACCCTTACAAACGGATCAGATGTATTTAGTTTATATAAAGTATCTGCTGTAAGTGCCAATGGCACAGTAGATTTATTAAGCAGAGACTTGGTTCTACAGCCAAGCGAGATCCTTAAAGCAACTGCGGCAACAGGCAACAGACTTCACGTTGTTGCAAGTGTTCAAGAGTTTGTACGTTCTGTTTCTGGAAGGGTGCCTCAATAATGAAACCATATGTTTATAACTGCAAGCTCGTTAAGATTGTCGATGGAGATACCATTGATGTTGATATTGATTTAGGCTTCGGTGTATGTCTCAAGAAGCAACGCATAAGACTTGAGGGTATTAACGCACCTGAGAGTCGCACAAGAGATATGGCAGAGAAGAAGCTTGGACTCTTAGCGAAGGCAAGGTTATCCGCAATCCTTATGAGAGATTTCGTAGTACAAACAACCCTAGATAAGAAGGGAAAGTTTGGTCGGATTATCGGCACACCTTATGTTGGTGATACAAATGTGTGTGAATTATTAGTCGAAGAAGGTCATGCTCGTGTGTATGACGGAGGAAAAAGGGAGTCTTGGTCATGATATTTAGTGGAATAATAAGCGCTGTTGGCGGTGTTGCCACAGCCTGGATGAATAACAAGGTCGAAGAAACCAAAGCTAAAGGTGAGCTAAAGGTTGCCGTTGAAAAACGTAAAACCAAGATGGCAACTGGTGAAATAGACTGGGATCAGACAATGGCAGAAGCCTCAAAAGATTCTTGGAAAGATGAATGGCTGGTTCTTTTATTTTCTGTTCCTTTGATTCTTGCTTTCTGTGGTGATTGGGGTAGGGCTATTGTTGAATCTGGCTTTACTGCTTTGCAAACTGCACCTGAGTGGTATCGTTATACACTTGGTGTGATTGTTGCCGCTAGTTTTGGGTTTCGTGGTGCCGCTAAATTTTTTAAAAAATAGGAGTTAATTATGGCAAGAAAGAAAAGACAACCTGCTGAGTTGATTAATCACATTGCAAGAGATGATAAGAGTGTTCTTGAGGAATATGTTCTTGACAAGACTGACCTTGATGAGAAAGCAATGAAAGCATTAGATGACGTAGAGGTTTTCCTGCGTGAAAAGCATAACAATCTTAACTTTGTTTGGTCTAACTTTAGATATGCATCCTGTATGCTTATAGCAGGAGGTGGGCTAGTTGGTTTATTTATAGGCTATCTTCTGTAAGTAGACGCTGACAAACAAACAACACCTAATGATTTGTCTGTCTGTCAGCCTATATAAACTTAGTATATGCGAGTAATATTTTTAGTGTCAGTGTTATATTTATCTTCAAGTTTTTGCAATATTATTGGATGGCTTGTAAAACACTCGTTCATGGTTGACATAGACGCAAGAAAACCTTCCATATGTGCTATCATTTCTTCTACTGTTTTAAATTCTATGCTTAGTGAAACTCTAGCATATTGTAAAAGCTCATCATAAGTGTGATTTTTTAAATTGTCTTGCTTTTCACGAGGGTAATAGTGCATAAATACAATTTGTGCTAATGGTTTAGAAACAGGTCGCCCTTTTACTATATCGGGATATCTTTTAGGACCAAGAAATACTACAAAATCTACGCTATCCTCATGAACAAAGTTATATCTTGGACCTTTCTTATTCTCTTCCCCTATTCTTGTGCCTTGACCATTATACCACAAAGGATATTCGTAACCCAGTTTCCATGTCCAATTAGAAAACTCCATACATATATGCTTGCAATAATCCAAAGTTAAATGTTTAGGTACGTCAAAAGCCATATAATTTTTTCTATATTCTCTCATAGCTTTATTACGTGCTTTTTCGTTAATAAATCTTTCTTTTTCTAAAACTATTTCTGTAATTGGCATTTTAAATTCCTTTATTTATTAAGTCTCTTATCAACTGACTGAACAATACGGTCAGCTACATACTCAGAGTATTTCTGTCCATCAGGAAGCTTCTCCCCTGTAATCAGGGGAGACTTCTTAATTTCCTCAGTAAAAACACTGATCATATTATCGTAAGTTTTACCTTCTATAATATCACCTGCAGCTTTTCTAAGCATATATCCTAGACTATGGCCTTCTTTGCCTCCAAGTTGACGGAGCTTTTCAAGCATCTCTGTTTCTATTTGGATAGAGAAGGTTCTTGTTTCTCCACCAATTTTATGGATTCTGTTTGCACCAGCCATTATAGCCTCCTAAAATGGTATGTTATCGTCTTGAAGTGATGACTCACCGTTTGACTTAGGTTGTGTCTTAGACTCATCTCTTGGAGTATACTTAGATAAAGCTAGACTATAAAAATCTTCTCCATCTTTTTTCTGTTTAGTCCATGATGCAACATTAACTATCATCTTTTCATTTGATTTAAACTTTTCAGATAAATCAGCCATGATATCTGCACCAAGTTCTATTGTACCCCTGTGATCAGGAGACTTAGGCTTATCTTTCCTGTTGTTTTTCCATAAAACTCCAGAGTTAGTGTTGTCGTAATTACTCATATTAGTTTTCCTCTTTTGGTTGTTGATCTTCTTCAGGCTTTTTATCTTTCAGCTGTGCCTGTTTCGCTGCAATCCTTGATTTCATGTCGTTGTATGCATTGACATCAAGGCCTTTGATCCTCTCTCCACTTCTCTTGTGTGTGGTAATGTAGTTGTTGAAGTCATCGAGGTTATCAAAATCAATATTCTCATCATCGAATTTAGATAAGTGCCGCTCAAGTAAAGCCTTCCGCTCTTCTTCATTGGCAATATTATCCTGTGCTAAATTTGCATCATCATCTTTCTGATGCCCAATACCGCAGGCTAAACTCAAGGAATAGCGTTTAGCATATGTTAGCCCTGACCCTCGACCTTGAGGTGTTCGATCTGTAGGGATAGTTACCTTACCAGTTTTTAACATTGCATTATGTCCATAGAATACAGTTTCAATACAGACACCTTCTTCACAATCGTGTGATTGCTGCTGGAAGTAAATACCATTGTTATTCAATGGTGGCTTTACGGTTGATATAACTTGTTCAAGTGTTGCGTATCCGCTTTTAAAGTACGGATTGTTACCGTCCTTTGATGCGTGTTGTATTTCAGACTGAGCTTTTATTAAAGCTGCAATCAAGTCGTTCATTTTCTCCATGTTATATAGTTCTCCTTAACCATTGTTGACAAAAGTCGCTGACATTACAGTAGTTCTGACAGCGGGTGTATTCGGGAATCCTGTCTTCGACATATCCCCCTTTTACTTTGGAGCAGTATTGCTCCGCTTCGTATCGGTCTGAGAAGAGTTTCTCAGCCCTCTTTTTACCTGCCTTCATAACTGCATAAGTATGACCTTGTATCCATCTCTCCTCGTCAGTACAGGAAGGTAAAATCTTTGCCTCTTCATAAAGTTCCTGGGCTTCTTTATGAAGGAAAATTCTTTCTTCAATATATTCTCTTTGTTCCACATCAGACCATAAACGAAAAGGCATATCGACTACCCAGGCTTGTGGGTAATCTGGATCTCTCATAGCCATTCGCTGTTTCCAATCTCTGAGTATGGCAGTAACAACTAGTTTGTTTATCTTTTCTATTGGCTTCTCATCAAGGAGAAGTGGATCTCCTGTGTCTATTCTGACACCATGTTTAATGAGGTATGCATACACGTTCAGTTGACGTTCCCACTCTATCTTACCAACCCTCACAGAATACTCTCCAGTGTACTTATAATCGCTCAGAATCACCTTATCGTTGATTAGGGATACAAGGTCAGGCTGACCTGATATCTTCCACCCATCGACCTCTAAAATCAATCTAGCTTCCGGGACAGAAGGGTACGGAGTCGGCACAGAAGAAAGCTTCTCGTGAATAATCGTACCAAGCATTGCTGGTATCTTACTATTTAGCTCTGCTACCAGATCGTTTTCGTGGACACCTCTAAGCATCCTAATCTTAGGACTGTCAATCAAACCCGTAACACTGATATCAACATCCCCCATGTCATAATCGTCTGACTTTATAAGTTCCTCAAAAACTTTGTTTATGTTATGGTGATTTGTTATTTTCATGATATACTCTCCTATGAGCATTTATTAACATTTATTAATAGGTATTGTCAATGGGTAAAGATTCTGTTAATTTTACAATCTATGGTGAGCCTGCATCAAAAGCAAACTCACGTAAACTTGTGACCTTTGGGAAACGTCCAGCTTTTATTAAGTCAGATAAAGCAAGGGCTTATCTTAAAGACTTTCACTCTCAAGTGCCGTCACTTGATGAGTTGTTGGAGGGGGATTTAAAAGTAACTATGACTATTTTTTATAAATCAAGGCGACCTGATTTAGATGAGTCTGTTGTTCTCGATGCGATGCAAGATCACATCTACAAGAATGATAGACAAGTCAAAGAGAAGCACATCTTTTGGGGTCTTGATGTATTAAATCCACGATCTGAAATATTAGTAGAGGTTATAAAAGAATAAGGCTGCCACGAGGACAGCCTTACCACTAGAACAAAGGAGAAAAATATGAGGAGAGAAAATTCATACCTGTCTCAATTGGGATATTACCCCAATGTCTAATGAAGTCAATGAAATAATTTTAAAAAGGGCTTCAGAAACAGACAATGAAACCGCTAGGATCATATGTCCTGAGTGTAGTCACACCCGCAAAAAGAAAAAAGAAAGAACAATGTCTGTCACCAAGTATACGGACAGGTTTGTTTATAAGTGTCATCACTGTGGTGTATCAGGGCTTATACCTAACAGTGACAAAATAACTTTTATTAAAAGGGAAATTAAACCGTTGAATATACAGACTGTAAATAATGGGGCTTTGCAGCACCTTATAGATCGTGGGATTTCTATGGAAACACTACATCACTATGGAGTTTTTGAAACTAATAAGTTCTTTTCAAAGCTTGAGAAAGAACTCCCGGCAGTAGGGTTTCCCTACTTTAATGGAGATAAGGATAAACCTTATGCAGTTAAGTATAAATGCACTGAGCAGAAAGCTTTTGTGCAGGACGGAGACGGTGGTGCTAAGTCCTTCTTTGGTATACAGAACATAGAGGAAGATGCAAAAGAAATCTGTATCACAGAGGGTGAGATAGATGCTCTGAGTATCTATGAATCTGGATATAAGAATGTTATTTCTGTACCAGGGGGCGCTCCTTTAAAGGTGTCTGATAACAAGATAGATCCTAAAGAGGACAAGAAGTTTTCTTTTATCTGGCATGCCAAGGATGTTTTGGAAAGAGCTGAGAAAATTATTATTGCTACAGATAATGATGCACAAGGGGTTGCTCTTGCTGAAGAACTTGCAAGACGTATCAGTAAGATCAAGTGCTTTCAAATTAAATATCCATCAGACTGTAAGGACAGTAACGAGGTTCTTATCAAGCACGGTAAGGACAAACTCAAAGAGGTAGTTAGTACCGCAAAAGGGTGGCCTATAAATGGTCTGTATGATGTTGATCATTACTCTGACCGAGTAGACCATCTTTATCTTAATGGCACGGCACAGGGCGAAAGCACTGGTTTTTCTATACTTGATCCTCTTTACACCATATGCACAGGGCAGTTGAGTATTGTTACTGGGCATCCCTCATCTGGTAAGTCTGAGTTTGTTGATGCAATGATGGTTAACCTGGCTGAAAGACTTAAGTGGAAGTTTGCAGTGTGTTCTTTTGAGAATGATCCACCGACTCACATAATTAAGTTGATTGAAAAGAAGTCTCGGACACCTTTCTTTGAGGGACCCACAGAGAGATTAGACATGAACAATATGCAGAACACAAAGAAGTGGGTGGGTGATTACTTTACGTTTATAGATCAGAACGATGGCGAGCCAGCAACCATAGAGTCAATCCTTGAGAGGACTAAGATCGCTATCATGCGTAAGGGAATCAGGGGTCTTGTGATAGATCCTTATAACTTTATACAACTCAAGAAAGAAACGACAGAGACTGATGCGATCTCAGATATGCTGACAAAGGTCAGGCAGTTTGCAAAGGCTAACGATATTCATGTATGGTTTGTTGCTCATCCTGCTAAAATGATGAGGGAAGGTGGTTTGTTTCCTGTGCCTAAAGGATATGATATTAGCGGTAGTGCTGCATGGTTTGCCAAGGCTGATGTAGGCTTGTCAGTTCACAGAGATCCAGAGAAAACGGACGGCACAGCAGAGATCCATGTATGGAAGTGTCGATTCAAATGGGTAGGAAAGATGGGCATGGCTCTTCTTTCTTACAATAAAGCAAGCGGAACGTATAGTTCCTTTGAGCCTGCTGATTTTACTAGAAGATAGGAGAGACAATGGCTAACAAATATAGAGGTTTGATAGACACCCAAGAAGAATACCCAGGTCTTTTTGTAAAAGCCTATGATAAAGAATCTGAGGAGGCTTTAGAAAGGTGGGGAGTGGGTTCTCCTATTGTGATTGAAAAGGAAAGTAAGCGTAGTCAAAAACAACACAGAATGTACTGGGCTTTGATTACTTTAGTCCTTGATAATCAGGATTATTTTAAAAACAAAGACCACCTTTCTCACTATATTAAATTAAAGATTGGTCATGTGGATGTTGTGCAATACAAGGGTGAGATTATTGAGGTCCCTAAATCAATATCATTTAGCTCAACTAAACAGGAAGAATTTAATTCCTTTATTGATAAGGCAATAGACTTTATAATATCAGATGAGGGCTTATGGCCGGGAATAGACAGAGATACTGTGTTGAACGAAGTGTATGATATTATAGGGTATAATATTGCTTAGAGATAAGAAATGGTTGGCAGTAGTCAGAAGGAAACTTCCTTGCGTGGTTTGCCTTCAATCCCCCTGTGATCCTGCTCACATTCGCATAGGCTTTAATGGTATTGGTATAAAGCCTGGTGACGATAAGGTTCTTCCTTTATGTAGGATTCACCATAGTGAACAGCATCACATTGGAGAGAAAACATTTTGGAAAAGATTAGGAATAAATCCTTTGGATCTTGCTGAGAAGATTTATAACAAGGATGCCGCAAAAGCATCCTTGTTAATTAAACAAGCAAGATTATCCTAACACTACAAAAAATATTATTGCTACATTACAGACCCAAGCCAAAACCATAGCAGTTGGAAAGGTCTTAGGGTCTTTTCTTGTTATGCACCAAAACCATATGGCTGGTGATATAGTAATTAAGAATGATAAAGCTAGGTTAAAGTGATGCAGTTCCATTAGAAGCTCCCTTAAATCCAGATCTAACTGAAGGGGCTGGAACACAGTATTCTTGACCTGCGTGTTCACAGATCACAGGATACTTAGATGCTTTTGTGTTAAGCCCAACAACAGTGTACGTCTTTCCTTTAGAGTCAAACGATTGACCTAGCCATTCTTTTTCTAATCCATAGTCCTCATGAAAGGCTTTGTAATCTATTGCCTGTTTAGTAAAAAGCTCTCCGTCTTTTGACTCAAGGTTAGCTATAAGCTTTCCAGTAAAATTATATTTTTGATACGAAACACTGCCTAATGTAATCTCAATACCAAAAGTTCTGCCAATTAATCCAAGGCTGTTGTTAATAGCTTTTCTTAATTGTTCTAGGTTTTGTTTGTTAAAGGTTTCAATTTTTTCTACTCTCATAATAATCTCCTAATGCTTCATGTGTTTAGATAGCTCTATGTCAGGATCATTTAGAAACTGATCTAGCATACCGTGTATAACTTCTTTTGCTTCCTTTGGTTCTATGTCATTAAACGCCTCCTTCATAATTACTTTGTGATAAAGTGCTGAACATACCAAACAACTAAATAATTTTACTGTTTCGTGATGTTGAATTGGTAAATCTATTGGTTGTCCTTCTATAAATTCAACAACAGATTGACTTAACTCTCCCGCTAAATCTAATGTCTTTATTGCCATATCCCTATCATCAAACTCTATCATGACAAAAGATCCTCTAGCTTACGCACATCCTTTATCATCTTAGATAAGACAATTTGTGCTTGTGGATTGTCCTTAGTCATTCTGTTAAGAATATCTACTTCTTGAGCCATACTCATAAGGTATACCTCAACTAAATTTTGAGTCTCTGGTTTATCTTCCATATATTCTCTCCTAATTAATTAATCTGGATAACAGTACCATAAACGCCTTCTCAGCAACACCTGGTACAACACCATTGCCAAGTAATCTTAGTCTGTCTGTTCGGTTTTGATTTGAGTCCACCCCACTGGCAGACCCATGAGTTGCTCCACCCAGTTCGGGTTGAGCCTCAAAGACACGGGGTTCTTCCCATTCGTATTGGGGTTCGTTTGGTCTTGACGGCCACTGGTGGGATCGTACTCTGCCATCTGAGGCAGTGCATCCAGTCGGCTCCTCCCGTCCTTTCTGATTAGGCTTTCTGGCTTGTAGCTCCCCTTCCAATCTCTGGACGTTGGCGTTGCCCACTGCTTTGTGCTGCCCTTCCTGTCCTTCTGGAGCTTGTCTCTCTCTGGCTCCCCCCTGATTGCAGGATGATTGTTCAATCCCTTCTGTCCGAAGTTCGCTCTGCCACCTATCTTGTCTGCCTCCGCTACTGTGGGAGTCGGCCAGCTCTCCAGGGTTTCCACTGCATCCCGTAGTTTTGCTCCGAACCATTGATCCGACTTGTGTCTCTTCGATCTGAATCCCTGATCCGATAGCTCCGTTTCGATTGGACCTCCCTCCGCATCTGATGTCCGTGCTGTCGGCCAGTTGATTACTTCCTCCCTCAGATTCTTGCATCCTCCCTTGTTGGCTGCTTCCGATCTTTCTTCTGGCTTCCTCACTACGTTGATATGATCCATCACTTGTGGAGTAGCCCAGGATAAAGACTCGCTTTCTCTGGTGTGGTGCGCCAATTTCTGACGCTGAGAATACTCCTGCCGTTGCTGAGTAACCCACTTCTTCCAAGCTTCTGAGGACATATTGGAGAACGGATTCTCCGTCTTTTGTTTTGCTTGAGATGATTCCTTCGACATTTTCAAGAAAGACAACTGAGGGTCGGCACTCTCTGATTCCTTCGAGGATGTAGGGGAAGATATGCCGAGGGTCTTCAGTCGATCTTTGAGAACCTGCCTGACTGAAAGGTTGGCAAGGGAATCCTCCTGATAATATGTCCACGCATCCACGAAACTCTTTGAATGGGAAGGACTTAACGTCCGTGTATACAGGTGCTGGATCCAGTCGTTCCGCTTCAATCTTGTCAACCAAGTTTTGGATAGCGAAGGCTTCGATCTCCACATAAGCGACTGTTCGGCACTCTGGCAGAACTCGTCTGAGTCCAAGGTCGATCCCTCCGTATCCTGCACAGAGGGACAGGTGCCGTATAGATTCTTTGGTATTATCCACATTTTACCTCCTAATATAATCTTGCATGAGTAAGAATATTCCAAATCTGATTAACAGGCTCGAGATCTCCTTGTGTTAAAGAAGGGAATGAAACCTTCTTGTTCTTAGAAAAGGTTCGGCTTACATGATTCTCCATAAACCAATGCCTCTCACATCCACCAGTAACCTTCACCACGTTGTCTTGAACAATGCAAAGCATTGCAATGTCAGCTTTAAATGCATCAAGTGATTTAAAAACAAGGTGTCCGTTGGGATGGAAGGTTGACTTGACATCAATAGATGTTTCACCTGACCACAAGTCCACACCTGAGTCTATCCCAAAATGATAGGGGTCGTGGTCAAGCTGATACAGTTTAGCAACTGCCATCTCTGCTTTGATACCAGCAATATCAATCTCTTCATCAGATCGAATTGGATCAATGCGTTGGTTCTTAACTCCCGAAGCACGGGCAAGCTGTGATCTAAACGCCCCGGCCTGCTCTGCCATAGAGATTTCTTTAGGGCTAAAGTATATTTTAAAACTCATAGTTCCTCCTTTGTTAAAGTTCTCTCCATTTCTCATGCCAGTCACGGCACAAGTCTCCAATTGATTCGAAGTCACACGTTGCTGTTGCTCCGAACTTCCCCCAATGTTCATCAAAATAGGTGCTGTAATCACTTACTCTTTCATCACCCTCATTCCAATTGTTCCAATAGATAAAGCCTAAATATTTCTTTTTAGAATTGTATATCCTTATCGTTGCTATTTCTAAATCAAGCAAAAGATTTAAACCTTTTAGGCTTTTCCTTTTTTTATATGAACCAAGAGGAGGTCCACCATCATCTCTGTCTATTTTATAATACCCATCATCACCAATTAAAGTTCTAACAAGTGTATATGATAGAGGTAGTAATCCTGACATAATATTCTCCTATCTGTCTCTGCTAATCTCAAAGTCTTTACCAAGGAGATGGCTCATGTACGTGAGCATATGCCATACTGCAAGGTCATAAGGCTTTCTGTTTGTCTTACAAAAATTAAAACCATCCTTTGATTTTGTTCTTTGGATAACAAAATGCTCATGTGCATTATCACCTCTGCCATTTAAAGAAATAAAGTCTGATCCGTTTTTAAATACTTCGATGCAACCATCACCAATGTACTCTCTTAGGTACTCGACTTCTCTCTGTATTGTAATCCAGTTATGCTTTGAAATATCTTTATGTTGTGTCCAATAGTTTGTGTAACCCATAGTCTCTCTCCTTTATCTCATGACGGGAATAGTGCCGCCTGCTAAGTCTCTGATTGCTTTAATAGTTTTTGGTGTAACTTTATCAGTATACCCAAGGCCATACGCTCCACCATCGTTGCCTTCATCATCCCTCATGGCGAATAATACAACGCCATTACTAAAGTGAATCTCTAATGGTTTGCTGTCCCAATACTCCTCCTTCTCTTGGTATTGTAGGTGAACTACTTTGGCTCCAAGTAAAATAGGAGCAATTCTTTTTACCCATTTATTTTCTAATTTTGTATCAGCCATTCTCTCTCTCCTTTTTGATCTCGTCAGATCTCTGTTTAAATACACCGATGATCTCCTTGTGCGTTGCAAGGTCGGTAGTCTCTATTGTTTTTAGTGTTGTTCGGTTTGCTCTCCACCAATCTTCAAGTGACTTACGTGTGTCACAGAAAGAGGCGAACTCCTTGAATATTTCAAGAGCAATGTGATTAGATTTCATTCATCAGATCCTGCCATTGATAACGAGGATCTTCTTCTTGGTTGAACATCCATTTTATCTCAACAGACTTGAACCTTTTTCTTAGCTCCTGTGCAACCTCTACTGGTGGCGCCCATGCAGTTTGGAAGCTCATGTGAACAGATGTCTCGTCCTCATAAATATCTGTGTTATAGGCATCCCATTTGGTACCCCAGTTTTTTATGTTCCAGTTATACCATCTGTCATCTGTTTTCCCACAAGGGAATCTCTTAACAGACATGACAACATCGCCTTCCTTATTTTTAATTTCCTCTACTTCAGTTGGCAATTCACCATTCTCGTTGGGTGTTGTGTCCCAATCAGGTGAGGGAATTATTTTACTGAAGGTAACATCCTCAATTTCAGAACCTTCATGCTTCTTTGTCATAAGCTTAATAACTTCAGCTATAATTTCCTCATCCCCTGATATTTCTACTTCGTTTGTTGTGTGATTTGGCATTTTAGTCCTCCATATAATCTGTTTGTTCTGATATGTTGGCAAGTATTGGTACATACTTTTCTACAATCCCAAGTATGTTGTCGTGATATAAGCAGTTGTCGTTAATAAATTTTGTTATATTTAAAAACAAATCTTTATAAGTGTATACCTGGAAAGGCTTTACTGCTGTCGTTCCATCATTCTTTTGATAGATCAAACTAAAGGTCATATTCTTTGTCTCTACCTCTAGCTTTTGATGAATAATAATTGTTTCATTTTGAATATGATTATTTATATCTTCCACGTTACTTTCCTCCTCTCTGTTTTCGTAGTCTTGTTCTGCTTTATCTGTATGTGGTCCTGACATAGTGTACTCCTTTCTAATCCATACGTCCAGGCGTATATTCAACATTGATATCGTAACGATCACGAAGGTATGTGATGGCTGCATCCATAGAATTTTCCTGCGACAAGCACCCTTGTGTCGGAGGCGGTCGTACTACCATTAACGGTTTCGCAGTGCGTTTTCTGGGTGCAGACCACCAAACGATTAATCCGTTCCCGAGTACGCAAGAGCCTTCATCTTTAGCTCCCTGACGTTCCCATTCCTGCACCCACACACCGTATGCTTCTTTAAAAGCATGAGCCAAGTTCTCTATTTCTTTTTTCTCATAAGCTTCAACCTTGTCTCCTTTGAGTTCATACTTTGGTACTGTCTTCATTCTTTCTCTCCTTTGATAAATTTATAATAATACTTCTCTCCTGTCGGCACATCGTGATGTGAGCAGACAGCCTTGTATGTCTTTTCCCCTGTCTTGTATAACGAGAAGGAAAAGAAATTTGTGTCAGGTATTACCCTCTTCCAGATATCTTGTGGGTTGGTAAGGTTAATCCATTGCTCGCCTACCCTTTTATCCCATCCTAAATCAACGCCTTTAACCCACATATTTCTTCCATGTTTCTCGATGGCGTTTCCAATGTGATGATTAATAGTGTACTCAAAATCTTCTATGTCCTCCTCATCTGGATTAGTGGGAAGTTGTGCTATCAGTTTACTGCTGTGATGCTGATCGTATATTTGTGGCTTCATTATGCTCTCCTAAATTTGTTATCTCTGTAATCAGAACAGGCTTGTTGGTATTTCTTCCATCTTCTGAGGACAAAAAGACCAGCCTGTAATCGAGCCTCTTCTTCCTCAGTATTACCAAACCGAAACATCTTTAATGCTTTGGTCATGTTTCTTATCGCATACCGTTGTGCATTGTATCCTACGATACGACACGCTTTATCCATCGTCATTTGATTCTCTCCTTAATCAATTGGTTCATAGGTATCACGATCAACCTGGACAATCTCAGTTTCAACGTGTGGATAATCTTTATCTCTTATTCCCTCCTCTAGTATTTTATCAAATCGGTCTTGTGCTTTTCTCATTGCTTTGATCTCAGTGAAACCTGATTCTTCAATGTAAGCTTCTGTTGTTTTGGTTATTCTAAAAAGATATTTAGCCATGTCCTTTCCCCAATAGTTTTTTCAGTTCAGCTTTAATCCTTCTGGCATCAGGTCCCCTCCATGTGGAGGCATTAACCAGAAAGTAAGTAACAATACTTCGCCCAGAGTCCAGCCCAAAACTATCATTAGGTGTCTCTATGTATGCCATTGCTTCCAAGTATGGTCTTGCACCAAAGCATTTAACATTGTCAGCTATGAATATATTAAGAGTTTCTTCTGCTATCTCTCTGATTGTTCTACTTGCCATCTGATTTTTCCTCTGGTTTTTTCTTGCTAAAAATTTCATTTAATTTTTTTAAATCCTTAGTAAAATCTTTTCCAAGAACTTTTTCTAACCTCTTGGCTGCTTTTTCTATTGCTAGTTTAGACATATCCATTTTCCTCCATGTATTTAGGTGTTCTGATAACGATAATGTGTGGATCATTATCTCTGTAGTAATCAGGCAGATAAAAGACTGAACCATATGTTTTCAATGCAGTGTATATTGCCATGATTTTCTTTTGAAGTTCTTCTCCAGATCCCCATATCTGCAAGGTAGTTTTTGTCGCATCCTCATGTATCATGAGATCCTCAAGCTGGGTGATCCTCATTTCCATCTTAAGCTTTTTAGAACTTGTCCACAGACTGGGGACATCTCTCTCAGTCATAGGCTGAGTCTCTACATAACGTGGTATATCTCCGAACGCCATATCTTTCTCCTTTGGTTAGGTGTTTAGTTAAGTGTGCCATTAGGTCGAACAACGAATCCTTCAGTATTATTGACGGCACTGCCTTTGGCTTTCAATGCTACTATGGAGTTATCAGGATCTTTGAAACGAAGATCGCTCTCATCTCCAGAGACGACCTGTCTGCCCATAAAGATCTTGGGTATGTTCTTTATGCTGTCGAAGACAACAGCCATGTTGAGGTTATTCTTCAGTGCTTTCCTGACAACCTTCTGATACTCAGGTACACCAGAATAACTAAATGTTAAGTGATAATTCTTAGGCACTTTCCTGTTGGGTGCCTTTGTGTAATCATAAAACTGTATGTGTGGAAAATCAGTAAACAATTCTGGCAACTTGTTCTCCCAATAAACATCTGATGTGCCATTAATCCTGACGGCAGGTATAAGGTTTTTCCTTTTGGCTGCACGTTCTAGTCTTCGTATCTCTTTGTAAAGAAGTTTCTTAAACTCTTCAGGATACTGAAGCATGAATAGAGTGCGTTGCAATCGAGACATCTTAACAGTTGTAAACTTCCCTCGCCCTGCTTCTTTCAAACAATCTTCGGCACATTTTGCGAGTTCATGGTATGGACATAGGTTCACACCAGATTCTTTTGCAGCCGAGAGATAGACAATCAATGTTAGAAATCCCTTTACTTCACCTTTAACTGTCTTTGCATCTTGTGATATGCCACCCAGCCGAGTGGGAAATCGAGTAAACCAATCAAAGAAGAAACCCTTTCCCCATGATCCAAGCATGATCTGCAACCTTGTATCGTCATCAAGTTTAGATAAATCGTATATAAGTTTTTTAGCCATAGTTCTCTCCTCCTATGTTGTTAAATAAGTTCTACCTCCCAAATATCAAAACTCACCATTACATGGCTTATGTAATCTTCCATAAGCCCTACATCAGGGTCAGCTCTGCTAATAATAAAATCAATTGCTATCTCACCATCAGATAAGATGTCATGATCTTCTAGTTCCTTTGGAGTAAGGGTTATTCCATGATGCCCTGTCCCCCACTCAAACACTTCCTCTCCAATTAAATTGAAGAGTGTTTCATCGTGTATGCTACTGCCTAAACGATCAAAAACATTTTTTGCATTTGTTACTTTACCTGATGAATAATCATTTAACCTTGCTATCTTCTCTGCCTCCTTTGAGTTGTTAGCAATGACAAGCACTACGCTTTGTGTTTTTAAATCAGTCATGTGTTACCTCCTATGGCTGTTTAGAAACCTTGGTTGGGACAATCTTCACTAGCAGGAAGATGAAAGTATCCCAGTTCACACTCAGGGCGAGTGATCTTCAATGGAAAAGGTATATGTGGAATGATCTTCTTCTTCACCCAATCCCCATCTCCAATCAATTGGTTCGGAGTTTTACCAGATGCTTTCTGTGGAGTATCGTAGCTCCCCTTGAAGGCTGTGGATTTGACTCCTAGTTTATTAGGATCTGAGTGCA